GAAGTGGTACGAGTTCTGCGAATTCAACAATAGGATTTTTTACTGGTGTTGGTTATTGGGATTTATATACGGCTGGTAATAGTATACCTAATAATGCAACATTGACAAGTCTGACATCTCCTGCTGGCGATGTGTTATTATCAACAAAAGGATTTGTTGCAGGCGATAACTATACATTAATAGTAGAAGTAAGATAGATGAGTAAGAGAAAACCTAAAGACCATTCTTATGAGATACTCGAAAGAATAGTCGGCACTAAGTCAAAGGCAACTTTGGCCGAAGCGTTCAAATTAGCATTTGCAGAAAAGTATGATGTTAAGAGAGATGAAATTAAACACGGTATAGTCGATAAAGTCTATAACAAAGAAAAGGTGGAAAAATGAAACTAATTACAGAAACAATTGAAGATATCGATATCTTAACAGAAGCCAACTCAAAAGGTGGCAAAGATTATAAAATTAAAGGTGTCTTTATGCAAGCGGACATTAAGAACCGCAACGGTCGTGTATATCCAGTAGGCACTTTGCAAACTGAAGTTGCACGATACACACAAGAATTTATCAATAAGAAAAGAGCTTTTGGTGAACTTGGGCATCCTGACGGACCTACAGTTAATCTTGAAAGAGTTTCGCATATGATAACTAGTCTAACTCCAGAAGGTAAAAACTTCATCGGTGAGGCGAAAATTATGGATACTCCTTATGGCAAAATCGTCAAAAACTTAATTGACGAGGGCGCACAGTTAGGTGTATCTTCAAGAGGTATGGGTTCTATATCTAACGGCACAGTTGGTAAGGACTTTTATCTCGCAACGGCGGCTGACATTGTTGCAGACCCGTCAGCACCAGATGCTTTCGTAGAAGGCATTATGGAAGGCAAAGAGTGGGTATGGGACAATGGCGTACTAAAAAGTAAAACCGTTGAAGAATACAAACAAGAAATAGAAAAAGCAAAAATGCACGAACTTTCAGAAGTGAAGGCAAAAGTTTTTGCGAATTTTATTTCAAAACTGTAAAAAGATACGCAGATTATCCATTTAGCGCAAGCTGAAACGGACGATTTGTATAAATAATTATAATTAACAAAATTAATTAATTTTTTAATAAAGGAGACAATATGTCTGAAACCGAAATTAAAGAAGAAGTAGAAGTGGTTGAGCAAAAAAATGCAGCTAACAAAGATGCAGCTCCAGCTGAGGCTACTCACCTTGAAAACGACGCTGAAGATTTAGGTGCACCAGTAGTTAAGCCTACTGATAGTAACCCAGACGCAGCGAAAAAGGTATCTAAAGTATCTGATGAAGTAAATAAAGATGCTAAGGATGGTTCTTTACCTAAGGACAACAAACCAACTACAGCTTCTGAAGAAGTAGAACTTGACTTAACTGATGATGTTAAAGCATTAGTTTCAGCTGACGCTGATTTATCTGAGGAATTTAAAGATAAAGCTGCGACAATTTTTGAAACTGCTGTTAAGACTAGAATCAAAGAACAGTCAGCAATACTTGAAGCACAGTTTGAAGAAAAACTTGCATCTGAAACTGAAACAGTAAAAGAAGCTATGGTCGAGAAAGTCGATTCATATCTAAACTATGTTGTTGAAGAATGGATGAAAGAAAATGAATTAGCAGTAGAAAGAGGTATTCGTACTGAAATCGCTGAAGATTTTATCACTGGACTTAAAGGTCTTTTCAAAGAGCATTATATTGATGTTCCTGAAGAAAAATACAATGTACTAGACGATTTAACTGGTCAAGTCAAAGATTTAGAAAGTAAACTAAACGAACAGATTGAGAAAAATGTCAATCTTTCTAAAGATGTTTCTGAGTCTAAGAGAGCAAGTTTAGTTATTTCTGTATCTGAAGATTTAGCAGACACAGAGAAAGAGAAGTTTGCTTCTATGGCTGAAAATGTTGAGTTCGATAGTGCTGAAAAGTTCCAAGAGAAATTAGAAACTATTAAAGAATCTTATTTCCCTAAAACGAAAATAGAAGAAGCTACATCTGCTGATGAAGTTGATTCTGTGGCTACGAATTTACCTGTTAACACTGGTACATCCGATGCTATGGCTGCATATACGGCCGCTATTTCAAAAGACGCTAAATAGATTCTATTTGGTGGTGATTAACAATTAAAATAAATAACAAGGAGAGATAAATGTATCTTACTGAAAATTTACAAGAAAAGTGGCAGCCAGTATTAGAGCATCCAGATTTACCAAAAATCGGTGATAGCTATAAGCGTGCTGTTACAACTGTTATTCTTGAGAACCAAGAAAAAGCAGTAAGGGAAGACTCAGAGTTTATGACTGAAGCGGCGCCTGCGAATAGCACAGCTGCGGCAGCTAACTGGGATCCTGTACTAATTTCTTTAGTACGAAGAGCAATGCCTAACCTAATTGCTTATGATGTTTGTGGCGTACAACCAATGACTGGACCAACTGGTCTAATCTTTGCTATGCGTTCAAGATATAGCACTACTGGTGGTACAGAAGCGTTATATAACGAAGCTAACACAGAATTTTCTTCTGATAATGCTACTACAAACAGCCCGACAGCATCTGGTGATGCACAAGCAGGAACAAACCCTGCAATTTTGAACGACAGCCCATCTGCTGGTACTTATACTACTAGTTCTGGTATGACAACTGCTGGTGCAGAAGCTCTAGGCGATGCTTCTACTAACGCATTTGCTGAAATGGCGTTCTCTATTGACAAAGTTACTGTTACTGCTCGTTCAAGAGCTCTTAAAGCTGAGTATACAATGGAACTTGCACAAGACCTTAAAGCGATTCACGGCTTAGACGCTGAAACTGAATTAGCTAACATCTTGTCAAGCGAAATTCTTGCTGAAATCAACCGTGAAGTTGTTCGTTCTATCTATGGTCACGCTAAAGCGGGTGCTCAAGTTAATACTACAACTGCTGGTATCTTCGACCTTGATACTGATTCAAATGGTCGCTGGTCTGTTGAGAAGTTCAAAGGACTTCTTTATCAACTAGAAAGAGATGCTAATGCGATTGGTCAACAGACTCGTAGAGGCAAGGGTAACATAATCATCTGTTCTGCTGATGTAGCTTCTGCTCTTCAAATGGCTGGTGTTTTAGATTACGCTCCTGCTCTATCTACTAACTTGAATGTTGATGATACTGGTAATACTTTTGCTGGTGTTCTTAATGGTAAGTTCAAAGTATATGTTGACCCATATAGTGCGAATGTATCTGCAAGTCAATTCTATGTTGCTGGATATAAAGGTACTTCACCTTATGACTCTGGACTTTTCTACTGCCCATATGTCCCATTACAAATGGTTCGTGCAGTTGGTCAAGATTCATTCCAACCTAAAATTGGTTTCAAGACTCGTTACGGAATGGTTCAAAACCCATTTGCAACGACTCGTGGTACTGGTGTGCTAGATGTATCTGGCGCAGTTGCTGCTGCAGACCAAAATATGTACTACCGTAGAGTTAAAGTTACAAACATTATGTAATTTTTTCTACAAAGTAGATATGAAAAAGGCACCTTCGGGTGTCTTTTTTTTACTTCCATAACTCTTATAAATAATAGTATGAAAACATTAAAACAAGTAGAACAAATAGACTGCATTTGCGAAGAAAAATATCAAGACTTAGTAATTACAGAAGCAGAGTATCAAGGTAAAAAAGTCAAACTGAACGACCCGATACGAGGTGGTAGTAAGAAGTTTTATGTTTATGTCAAAGATGGCGACAAAGTAAAGAAAGTATCTTTTGGTGATACGACAGGATTGTCTATCAAAAGAGATGACCCAGCGAGAAGAAAGTCATTTCGTGCTAGACACAACTGCGATACTGCAAAAGATAAAACAAGTGCAAGATACTGGTCGTGTTATCAATGGCGTGCAAACGCACCTGTAAATAACTAATGACAACAACGAATGTAAATAATGATAAAAGTACATGATGATTTTTTTGATAAACAATGGTTAGACGAAATATCAGATAGATTTATTAATGCTCCATGGTATGCAAACAATGTTGCTAATGCAGACACTTGGCCATATGGATTAAAAGGCACTCATAGAATTCTTGGTGATTGTTTTTATAATACCGAGTCTGACAATTATAATCATACAGACAAAAAATTAGGTAATGGATTAATAAATTCGTTTGAGCACATACAATATAAATTAAAAAGAGAAATGAAATTGTTAGTGATACATACCAATTTGCAATTTATGGGTATGGACGGCACACTTCATGTAGATGGTAATAGTAACCAATCTGCCTTTATTTTAATGTTAAGTAATGAACATTATTCAGAGAATATAGGTGGTGGTTTTTATCACGAACCTACTGACACAATTATTGATTACAAATATGGTAGACTAATAGAAATTACGGCCTCTGACCCACATAAAGGCCTATCATTTAATAAACCGGATATCGCAAGATTTTCCGTAAAATATCTAGGCGAAAATATATGACAACAACGAATGTAAACACTAGAGAACCGACCGTACTAGACTATGCAAGCCCTGTCCAGTTTAGGTTTAAGTGTTCTAAACTACCAACTGTAGAGTTCTTTTGCCAGACTGCAAACATTCCTGGCATCTCATTAGGGCAGGCGACTGTAGACACGCCTCTGAAATCAATACCTTTTCCAGGCGATGAGTTAAATTATCAAGACTTAGGTATATCATTTCTTGTAGACGAGAATCTAAACAACTACAAAGAAATACACGACTGGTTAACTGGTCTTGGTGCACCACAGAATCACAATCAATTCTCAACTTTGAGAGATACGGGCACAGATAGATTTCCTGGTCAAACTACAAGTTCGCCAAACAATAATGTAATACCAGATGGCGGCACATATTCAGATGCTACATTGACGATACTGAATAGTAAGAACATTGCAAAAGTTGAAATAAGATTTCACAACATTTTCCCAACATCTCTTGGTGCATTATCGTATGATGTACAGGCAAGTGATGTGAACTATCTACAAGCATCTGTAGATTTTAGTTACATGTACTATGAAATAGTTCAGCTGTAACACTTGAAATACCCACTTTTTGTGGGCGTATAAATATAATATAACAACACATGATGAATATATAATGAAAAATGCATTGGTACATGATATCTTTAAAGTTCCAGTATATGAAATTGACTTAGATATCGATAATCAAAAACTATATAATTACTGCAATGAATATCAAAAAACCGAACAGGGTAGGGTTATAAGTAATCTGGGCGGATATCAATCAGAGGACTTAGATTGGAACGAGTCTGCTCTACAACCACTAATCGAACAAATAAAATTAAACACAAACACTTTTGCTAGTGAAGTTGTGAATAGTAGCGAGCAAAGTTTAGCTAATATATGGTTTAATATAAACCGTTACAAAGATTCCAACCTAATGCATATGCACCATAACTGCTCAATATCCGGTGTATATTATGTAAAGACTCCAGATTATTGTGGTCAAATAGTTTTTGAACACCCAGTAGCAGATTTATTAGAATACTGGGATTTTAAAAGAAAACTTAAATCAGACAGAACTCCATATGATGCTGTAACATGGAACATGCCTGTTTATCAAAACAGACTTTATCTATTTCCATCTTGGTTGAAGCACCGTGTAGACTCAAATTACAACCTAACCGAAGATAGGGTTTCGTTTGGGTTTAATACTCACTATAAAGGCGAATAAATTATGACACTAGAAGAACTACAAGAATCAGCTAACAGAGATTTAAAAATAGACGATACTGACTTAGGCACAGAATCAATAAACATACCAATACTTCACAACAAATATCTACAACACTTCAATAAGTTTTCTTTACTTCTAAAGAAGGCTGAGTACGACCATCGAGTTCTTAAACGACAGAAGTGGGAATATTATACAGGTAAATCAGACCCATCAGTTTATAAAGAGAAGCCATTTGACTTGAAAATACTCAAGGCAGATGTTCATATCTATATGGACTCAGATGAAGAACTACAGAAAGCCGACCAGAAAGAAGCGTATTTAAAACAAGTAGTAAACTATCTTGAACAACTGTTGAGAAGTATTAACAGTCGAAACTTTGTAATCAAAAACGCAATTGATTGGGCAAGATTTACGAGTGGGGCATTGTAATGATACTTGTTAATAGAGTAAAAGAACACGAAAAACACAAGGCTTCTCTGTTGTCTAAAATTGAACTACTTAAAGATGTTTCGGACACGCCACTTATGCCAGGTGTGTATTCAGATTGGGATTTACCAGCAGATGTAGCTCGAGAGTATCTGGATGAATTCTATGATTTATTAGACCCAATTATGGAAGCTATTGCAGAATCTCATGGATTTAATACACCCAAATATCTCATAAGAGATTATCAAATGGGCATAACAAAGATATGGTTTAATCAATACGAAGAAGGCGGAGAACACGATTGGCACAACCACCCAGGTTGTCAATTTACTAACTGCTATTATTTGGAGTTGCCTGATGCCGAATATGCTACTGAGGTTGTTGATGCCACTGGCGGACTCTGTACGATTTACGCAACAGAAGGTGATGTGATGACTTGTCCTTCATGGATGAAACATCGCTCAAAACCTAATGGGCCTGGAAGAAAGACAATCATTGCCTGGAATTCTAATTATGAAGTATAGGAGAAAATAATGGAACATCATAAGATATTTCCAACACATTTATTTTTAATAAATGACTTTTATAAGTCTGATATGACAACAATGAAAAAATATATTTCTGATTTGTGGGTGAATAGAGGTTATGATTCAAATTGGCAAACGAACTCAGCTGATTTACACAAGAAAAAAGAGTTTAAAGAATTTTCAGAATTAGTTATATCAACCAGTAAAGAGATATTGAATGAATTAAAATATGATGTCGAAGATGTCATAATAACTGATATGTGGGCAAATGTATTGAAAAGTGGAGAACATCATCCTGCTCATACACACTCAAATAATTTTTTAAGTGGGGTGTGGTATTTACATTCTGACAAAGGCGCTGGCATACAATTTCACGACCCTCGACCAGCCGCAGATGTAATTGTGCCTAGAAAGAAAGAAACAACAGTAAATAATTCAAGTATGTTGGGCTATGACTCTACAGCAAATAGAGCACTAATTTTTCCGTCATGGTTGCCACATTGGGTTCAACAGAACAAATCTAAATATAATCGCATAAGTATAGCGTGGAATATTCAAGTAATAGGACAAGTAGGAGAACATCATGAATTCCAGTCAGCAAGTTTCTGATTACATCTTTTTATATCCAAATGTCATGGATAAAAAAACTTGTGAAGCAATAACAACTAGTTACGAAAAAACCAACAAGTGGCATAAGTCTACATTTTATGATGGCCAAAAAGATACAGGCACTTCACAAGTTGCAATGAATGAACTTTGGGTTGATAATCAAATGCCATACTTTGAAGATATTAAAAAGACTTTTGCATATTGTATAGATGACTACAAAAGCATTCATGAAACTCTAAATTATTCCTTGACATGCACTAACTTTAGATTAAATTTCTATAGAGAAGGCGGATTTATGAATCAACACATTGATAATATACACCAAAGTCATGGGCAGAAACAAGGATATCCACACCTTACATCTTTAATCTTTTTAAATGATGACTATGAAGGCGGTGAGTTTGTTATATGTGGTGAGCCTTTAAAAAAGGAACAAGGTTCTGCTGTTGTTTTTCCATCAAACTTTATGTACCCACACGAAGTCAAAAAAGTTACAAAAGGGAAGCGATTTAGTGTTATGACATGGATACTTTAATTATAGAAAAGAAAGACGAGGTATATCTAACGGTTGATACTGAGCCAAGTGTTCAACGAGAGTTATCTGAGTTTTTCACATTTTATGTACCTGGCTACAAGTTTATGCCAGCGTTTCGTAATCGTATGTGGGATGGAAAGATACGAATGTTTTCACAAAAGACAAAAGAAATCTATTTTGGTTTGTTTCCATACATTAAATCTTTCGCAGAAGAAAGAGGATATAATATTGTTTGTGGCAAAGATGTTGAGATAGACAACAAGGTAGATAGAGAACTTGTTGAAAAGTTTTCTAACAGCCTCGGCCAGAAGTTTGAAGCAAGAGATTATCAGGTCGATGCTATTTACCATAGTCTAAAATTCAATCGTGCATTACTTCTAAGTCCGACTGCTAGTGGTAAATCATTTATTATCTATTCACTTATTCGATACTATACACATCTAATCAAAGACGATACAAACAATCGAATACTTCTCATTGTGCCAACTACATCATTAGTAGAACAAATGTATTCTGACTTCAAAGAGTATGGTTGGAATGTAGAAAAGTATTGTCATAGATTGTATAGTGGGTATTCAAATGTTACAGACAAGAAAGTATTAATATCAACATGGCAAAGTTTGTTTCGATTGCCAAAGGCATACTTCGACCAGTTTGGCGTTGTGTTTG